GTCTACACAAGCGAAGTATGGCATACGCAGCATGGCAAATGACTATTATTAGGAATCGTCCCAGATACCGAATATCCAGCAGAACTTACGACCATCTTAGGCGAATACTATCTGAAACTTACACAGGAGTATGCAGGAAAGGCGAGGCTAACCCGTTCTATGGAAAGAACCACTCTGAAAAGACCTTACAAGTACAAAGCCAAGTAAAGAGAGGTAAGAACAATCCCAATTATGGAGTGAAGCAGCAGCCGGAGTGGAACAAGAAAAAGAGTGATGCTCAAAAAGGAAGATCAAAACCTCCTATCACCTGCGAACACTGCGGGAAGACAGTCGGTGGTCATGGAAATTATATTCGGTGGCACGGTGATAGATGTAGAATAAATAATAGTACTACAGGAGAAGTCACATCACTAAAAAATTAGAAGAATTGTTTGATCTTGCAACATCCTCGGGACGCGAGGATAATGACCTTACCATTCCATTGCCGGACACTGTTAAAGAGATAACAGAAACGGCCTTAAATACCCTTGAAAAAATTGAGAATGCGTTACCGCATGTTCGGGGTTTAGAAGAAGCGGATATTGAATTGGACAATCTGGCCGACCTGGCAACTA